CCTGAGAGATGCGCACAATGCGGATCGTGGAAGTTGGTCAATGTGCCATGCAGGACGTGTAAGTAATGCCTATTTATGAGTTCGAATGCAATAACGAGAAGTGCCAATCAAACAGCAGATATGACCAAGAGTTCTCAATAGCAGAACCACATGATCTCGATTGCCCGTTCTGCGGGGAATCCATGCGAAAGGTGTATTCAAGTGTTCCAGCAGTTCACTTCAAAGGTTCAGGGTTTTATTCAACAGATAAATAGTTACACACAGCCTGTGGATAACTTGGTACAAAACATCAAACTACGCTTACGACACTCCCATGTTATACACATGCTTGACATGGCTGGTACTCTACAGGCTAGAGCCCTTAAAGGGGCTCACCCAGCGCCGCTGAAGCGGGTAGCGCAGGGGGTAGCCTTAGCGTTGGTGGGAGCTCTATGCTTACCAATGGGTATTGCATCATCGGGCTCAATAAGACCTATTCAAAGCGTGTTTCAATTAGCTGATTACCAATTAACTGAGAAGCAAGAATATTGTCATGATCTCATTGCATTCAAGGAATCATCTAATAATAGATATGCAGTTAATGGTTCACATCATGGTTACTATCAAGGCAGAAGTGCAGCCCTTAAAGGCGCACCTGATGACTACCAGTTCTATTGGTATTGGCACTATGTCCAACATCGTTATGGTGTAACACAGTATGATGAACCTAACTATTGTAAGGCACTACATCATCTAAGAGTTAAGGGTTGGCAATGAGCAGTAAGCGTAATGACCCTAGACTATCAAGGAAGTATAAAGAGGTAAGGCTCAAAGCCTTGGCTCGTGATGGTTATGTGTGCTTCTACTGTGGTGCTGAGAATAAGGACATGACAATAGATCACATCATACCTATTAGCGTTGCACCTGAGTTGGCTATTGACATTGAGAACATGGTTACAGCTTGTAAGCCATGCAACTCAAGCAAGGGCTCACGCTCACAGGGCGTTTTTTTAGAGCGCATGCGTACCCCCCCTGATTTTTCGGCCTATCCGTCCCCGATGCAGTCCAAAATAGCCGAGGACAGTCCTTTTACCGCACGACCAGTCCAGAACTAACCCGATGGCTGCCAAACGATCCAAAGCCCTACGAGGGGCAACGAAACCAAGACTCCAGTCAATACCTCTCAAGGGCGAGACTAAGCTCCAAGATGTAAAAGACCTCTGCGAGATTATCGGCATGCCGCTATTGCCATGGCAGGAACACGTCTTGAAGGACATGCTGACCGTGGACAAGTCGGGAGCGTGGGTTCGTAAGACTAACCTGCTACTTATCGCTCGACAGAACGGCAAAACCCACCTAGCCCGCATGCTTATCCTTGCCCACCTCTTAAAGTGGGATAGTAAGAACATTCTGATCATGTCCTCGAACCGCTCAATGGCTCTGGACACTTTTCGCCAAGTCGCTCAAGTATTGGAGAACAATGACCATCTCAAGGGATTCGTTAAACAGATCCGCTACGCCAACGGCACAGAATCTATTGAGATGCTGGACGGAAGAAGGTTGGACGTTGTTGCGGCTACTAGAGACGGCTCTCGCGGAAGAACTGCGGACTTCCTATTCATTGACGAACTCCGAGAAATTAGCGAAGAAGGATTTCGAGCAGCTGTGCCTACAACTCGAGCACGTCCAAACTCTCAAACGCTTCTTACCTCAAATGCAGGAGATGCTTTCTCGCTAGTCCTTAACGGCATGCGTGAACGCGCCCTAGAAAACCCGCCTAAGTCCTTTGGCTTTTATGAGTATTCGGCTCCCCAATACTCCAAGATTTCAGACCGTTCAGGCTGGGCTCAGGCTAACCCTGCGCTCGGCTATACCATCACCGAGGAGACACTTGAAGAAGCAGTTGCTACTAGCCCGATTGAAAATACTCGAACTGAGTTGCTATGCCAATGGATTGACAGCCTTTCATCTCCTTGGCCTCATGGAATCCTTGAAGATACGAGCGACTCAGCACTCGAGATTCCTGTGGGCGGTTATACAGTCTTTGCATTTGATGTCAGTCCATCTAGGCGCAATGCGAGCCTCGTGGCTGGTCAGATATTGCCAGATGGTCGAATCGGAGTTGGCATACTCCAAACATGGGAAAGCCAAGTCTCAGTCGATGATCTTAAAATTGCGGCAGATATTAAGGCATGGGCGGATAACTACCGACCAAGACAAATCTGCTTCGATAAATACACCGCGCAGTCAATAGCGGACAAACTGACCAACGCGGGTTGCATCACGCAAGACATATCAGGCGCTGCCTTCTATCAGGCATGCGGTGATTTATTAGATGGCTTGGTAAACCACCGAGTAGTCCATTCTGGCCAAGAGAACTGGGTGCAGCAGATGAACAACTGCGCAGCTAAGACCAACGATTCCTCTTGGCGTATTGTGAAACGCAAATCAGCAGGAGATGTATCAGGAGCGATTGCTACGGCAATGGTTGTACACGTTTTGTATAAACCTCAACAAGTCGCTATGATTTACTCGGAGTAGTGTATAATTGCCCTCTATGGGTCTCTTTTCGCGTAAGCCGCAAGTAATCGAAGCGCAATACGCGCCACAGGTAATGGGTGAAAATCTCCCAGCACTTTACAACGCAATCATTCCCCGAGTCTCTCGCCATGATGCGATGAGCGTTCCTTCAGTAGCTCGCGCCCGCAACCTTATCTGCGGAACAGTAGCTTCTATTCCTCTTGAGTATTACAAGACTTCAACTGGGGAAGTTATTGCGCCACCTCGCTGGATTAAACAACTTTCTAAGTCTCAACCTTCGTTCATCACAATCTCATGGATTGTAGATTCACTTTTATTCTACGGAGTCTCTTATCTCCTAGTTACGGAGCGCTATGCAGAAGATGGTCGCCCAGCTTCTTTCGAGTGGGTGGCTAACACTCGTGTTACTTTCACTACTGACCTTTATGGTATTCATGTAACCCAGTATTACGTCGATGCTTCTCCTGTGGACATGAACGACATCGTGACCATTCAGGGATTCGACGAGGGAGTGTTAGACCGTTCAGGTCGCACAATCCAAGCTGCTATCGACGTAGATCGTGCAGCAGCAACAAACTCAGCAAACCCACAGCCAGCAGGATTCTTGAAGAACTCTGGAGCAGACCTTCCACCTAATGAAGTCCAAGGCCTCATCGCTGCATGGAAGCGCGCCCGCCAGAATAACTCCACAGCATATTTAACTTCTACTCTTGACTATAACCCTGTTTCATTTAGTCCAAAAGACATGATGTATAACGAAGCAGTCCAGAACCTTTCAACACAGATTGCTCGCGCAATGAACGTCCCTGCGTATTACTTGTCAGCAGATCAGAACACGACTATGACTTACGCAAACGTACAGGACGAGCGCAAGCAGTTCTACGCGCTATCTATTGAACCTTATATCCAAGCGATTCAGAGCCGAATGAGCATGGACGACATAAGCACCTCAGGACACGAGGTGCGCTTCGCGGTATTCGACTCATTCCTCAAGTCCGACCCATTGGTCGAGATTCAGGTACTTGAGAAGTTGCTATCTCTAGGGCTTATCTCTACCGAGCAAGCAATGTCAATGACTGATTTAACTCCTAACGGATTGGAAGGCATGTAATGAAAGAACTCATCATCGAGGCTGCTTCTATTGAGTGCAGCGAAGAACGCCGCGAAATCTCAGGCAAGATTGTGCCAATGGGAACTGGCGAAGTCGGTTCAACCAATATGGGCGGAGTCGTATTCGCGGCTAACTCAATCGACGTTACAGACATTTCTAAAATTAAGTTGCTATCACAGCACGACATGAAGAAGCCAGTTGGTCGCATGACCGCTGCTGAAGTTCGTCCTGATGGCATCTACGCAACATTTAAGTTGTCACGTTCAACAGGTGGCAACGATGCGCTCATTCAGGCACAGGAAGGACTTGTCTCAGGTCTTTCAGTTGGTGCAGAAGTTATCGCATCACAACCATCACGCGACGGCCACATCGTCGTCACAGCTGCAAAGCTGAAAGAAGTTTCTCTAGTAACAGAGCCAGCCTTTAAGTCTGCTCAGGTGCTTGAGATCGCTGCTGAGGAAGTTATCCCAGCAGAAGAAACCCAACCAGAAAGCGAGCCACAAGTGGAAGAATCAACCACAGCGGTAGAAGCTCCAGCAGTTGAAGCAGCAGCAGTCGAAGCGGCTCGCCCAACAGTTGTAGCGAATCTTCAGGTGAAAGAGCGCGTAGCGCCTATCACATCAGCGCAGTACCTCGAAGCATCTATCAAGGCAGCAATGGGAGACGACAACGCTCGTCGCACAATCCTTGCAGCTGACGATACAACTTCAACAAACACAGGACTTACACTCCCACAGCACATGAATGAATTCGTTACTACAACATTCACAGGTCGCCCTGCGTTTGAAGCAGTAACACGTCAGGCACTTCCAGCATCAGGAATGTCATTTACAATTCCTAAGTTGGGAACTGCTCCAACAGTTGCAGATGCTGACGAAGCTCAGACAATCTCAACAACAGGCATGACTTCAACTTACGACACAATCAACGTAAACAAGTTCGCAGGTCGCAACGTTGTTTCATGGGAACTCATTGACCGCTCATCACCTGCGTTCATGGATCTCCTCATGACAGAACTCCGCAAGGCATACGAGAAGTCTACAGATGCAGCACTTATCGCAGCATTTACAGCTTCAGGCGTACAGGCAACAGGCGTTGCAGCAACAGCAGCAGGACTCCAGAGCTTCATCTCTGTAGAATCAGCAGCAGCTTACAAGAACACAGGCGGCAACTTTGCTAACAAGCTCGTTGCTTCAACAGACCAATGGGCAGCAATCAACGGTTACGTTGATGGTGCTTCACGTCCACTTTACTCAGCACAGGGTCAGACACAGAACGCTTCTGGCGCAACTGTTCCAACTTCTGTAGTAGGTAACGTCCTCGGTACTTCACTTATCGTGGATCACAACATCTCAGTCTCAGGAATCGTTGATGAGTCAGCGTTCTTGGTTGCTCCAGAATCAGTTTACGTCTACGAGTCACCAACAACACAGCTTCGCCTCAACGTCCTTACAACAGGCGAAATCGAAATCGCACTCTACGGATACCTAGCAATCGCTGTCCTCAAGGGTGGCGCTGGCGTTCGTCGCTTCAACCTCGCTTAATAGCGAAACCTAAGTCGCTAGAGGGGGCTGCCAGAGCCCTTGCAGCTCCCTCTAGTCTTTAGAAAGGATAACAATGAGCATCACAACAGTTGCAGAACTTCGCACAGCCCTAGGCGTAGGTACCCTCTACGCTGATGCCGTCTTGCAAGAAGTCTGCGATGCTGCTAATAATGTCTTGTTGCCTTTTCTATGGAAAAACGAGATGCCTATTGTTGCGCATGGCAACACAGGCACAACGGGAACGCTTTACTTCGACGAAGATATTCGTGACACCTTTTATGTCGGTCAATCAGTAACAATCAGCAATGCTGGCACTAAATACAATGGCACTAAAACAATCACAGGCGTTAGCGCATATTCTTTCAATGTAACGACAAGCCACACTTCTGATAATCCTTATCACACAGTTGTCCCTTACGGAACTGCCGCTGCTGAAACTTACATTGACTACACAACAGTTCCAGCAATTCAAGAAGCAAGCCTGATGATCTCTATCGACATCTGGCAAAGCCGTCAGGCGCCCTCAAGCGGTGGCGTATCTATTGACGGCTATACACCTAGCCCGTACCGCATGGGTAACACTTTACTTGCTCGCGTTCGTGGCTTGCTTGCTCCATATCTTGACCCTCGTTCAATGGTGGGCTAATGACAGCCATAACAACCCTTCGCTCAAGCATTGCTTCGGCTCTTACAGACAACTCTAAGTATTCAGTATTCAGCTTTCCACCTGCTACGCCTATTGCTAACAGCGTTATCGTTACCCCAGCTGATCCTTACATCGTGCCGTCAAACAATGACTACACAGCAATCAGCCCATTGGCAAACTTCAAGATTTCTATCCTTGTCCCATTGCTAGACAATGAGGGCAACCTTGCTGGCATAGAAGCCGACGTAGTTCGGGTCTTTTCGCTCCTTGAAGCGTCCAGCATTGTTTTCAACGTCGGAAGCGTAAGTGCGCCTAGCGTTCTTTCAATCGCTTCTGGAGACTTACTGACTTGCGACATTGCAATCAGTACCCTAACGGAATGGAGCTAATCGAATGGACGATTGGACAAAGGAACAAGCCGACTTCCTAGCGAAAATCGGTCAGCTTCCACCAGCAGCACCAGCACCAAAGCCAACTACTAAGAAAGATGAGGAATAACTGAAATGGCAGTATTTCTAAACAATGGAGTAGTTCTTACTGTCAATGCAGTAGATCTCTCAAACCACGTTACTTCTGTAACGCTCAACCGTACTTTCGATGAACTCGAAGTAACTGCAATGGGTGACTCAGGTCACAAGTTCGTCAAGGGACTTGAAGCCTCATCTATCACAATCGACTTCCTCAACGACACAGCAACAGCAAACGTCCTCCAGACTTTGCAAGCTGCTTGGGGCACAAACGTAACAGTTACAGTTAAGCAGACTTCTGCTGCTACATCTGCGACAAACCCACTTTACACAATGACAGCACTCGTAAACAACACAACCGACATTAACGGCGCAGTTGGCGACTTGGGCACACAGTCAGTAACTTGGAACGTTTCAGGTACAATCGCAGTAACAACTTCCTAATAACTAACTAAGGGGCTAACAATGGCAAAACTCAAGGTAACAAGGGCAGACAACTCAGTAACAGAGTACGAAATTACTCCGCTGATTGAATACGCCTTCGAGCAATACGCCAAGAAGGGCTTCCACAAAGCCCTTATAGAAGACCAGAAGCAGTCAGACGTGTACTGGCTCTGCTGGGAAGCAATTAGACGTTCAGGTGAAACAGTCAAACCCTTTGGGGAACAGTTCCTTGAGACACTCAAGTCAGTTGAGGTCTTAGAGTCTGACCCTTTAGAGTAGATCGGAACTCCCTCACCTATCTCGTAGCTCGTATGAGTTTCGAGTTTGGAGTTCCTTTCCAAACCATTATTGAACTACCACCAATGGCGTTCAAAGCACATGTAGAAGTCCTCAAGGACATAGCGAAGGAGCGAAGCGATGCCAGTAAAGCTGCAAGGCGCCGTCGCTCTTAGAAAAGCCTTGGCTATTGTCGAGCCTACATTGGCAAAAGAAACAAGCAAAGAAAT